GCGCTTGATCAGGGGAAAGGCGGTGCGCGTGCCGTCACCTTCGCCCAGGAACTGGTCCAGCGCGGTCGGCGTGCCGGTCATGGCGTGGGAGCTGAAGTCCGTCGGGTCACGCAGGCGGAAGGCCCGGGCAGGGCCACGGCGCGCCCGGAAGAAGGCGATCAGCGTGCCCATTTCGCTTTCCGAGCGCACGCCGGGGCCGACGTCGAACCGCAGCCGCGCATCGGACCACAGCGCGTTGCGCCGCTCGTGCCCGGACGCGGTGACCGCGATGGTGGTCGAGAACTCCGGCGCGACGCTGGCGTCGCGGCCTAGCGGCAGCGGATAAGGCACATCGTCGAAGGCTTGCATGTCGGGTTCTCCTGGGGCGGGCAGGCGCACGTATCCGTCGCGCGCGACTTGCGGCAGCGCCCAGACGACGATCTCGTGCGGGGCGCGGGGGAGGGCTTCGTCGATGCCGGCATCGATCGCGCGCCATTGGTCGGATTGGTGTGGAGCCAGGACGAAGCCGGCGAAATAGTCTTGCTCTTCGGGTGGATAGCCCAGGCGCTCGTTCACCAGATCGTAGGCCGCGCGGCGGCGGCTGTCCGCGCCGGTCGTAAGCCAGTCGTAGTCTTCCACCTGCAGGCGATCGAAGGCGGGCGCGGCCCAGCCGCGCGGCAGGTTCGCGCGCAGTGCTTCGGGCTTGGCATGGTCGAGCACGGTGGGCGTGAAGACCAGCAGCAGCGCTTCGAGCGGTGCGGGTGCGACGGCTTCGCGGGCGGCGGCAACGATCTGAGAGGTCGACCGTGCCAGCAGCGCCCCGGCCTGGTCGAGCAGCGCGCCTTGCACGGCATCCAGAGGCATGCGCAGGTCGGCAATCTCGGGCGGCTCGCCGCCGAACGCGCCGCGCGCCGCATCGTCGTAGAGGCAAATGCGGCCATCGGCGTACGTCCACCACCAAGGCTCGCCGATCTGCAGCCGCACCGGCACGCCTGCTTCGTGCATGAGCGTGGCGAACGCGGCGGCCACGCGCTGCAGCCAGGCCATCGCATAGGCATTGGCGGGCGAGAGCAGGGCGGAGGGCGGCACCCAGCCGGTCAGCGCGGGCTGGCCGGCCAGGTCGCGTTGCACCCAGGCGGCCGGGCAATGCTGCGCAAGCACTTCGTACGACAGCGAGGCGACCGGACTGAATCCCAGTCGCGCGCACTCCGCAAAGAAGGCGGCATGCCAGGCGCGGGTCGGCGCGTTGAGCGGGTCCGGCGTGGTCCCCGCCAGGAACGCGTCGCCCGTGGCCGCGAGCCGGAAGTAATGGCTCATGCCCACGTAGTGGATCACCGAGCCGCGATAGCCGAGTTGGCGCACGTTGCGCAGCAGGCGCGCGGGCGTCTGCACGCCCTCGTCGTCGAAGCCGGTGGCGATGGCGAGGCCGGTCGGGGCGATCGCCACGTCGCCGATCCGCAGCATCGCGCGCGCGCCCTCGCAGCCGATCTCGCTGAGTTCGACCCAGCCCTCGGACTCGCCAGGCAGCGGCTCCTGGCTCGCGCTGTCGAAGCCGGGCGGCGCGATGGAGATGAACAAGCGGTCGATCGCGCCCGGCCACACCGGATCGGCATCGGCGGGCAAGGCAAAGCCGCCGCAGAGTGCGGAGAACGGCAGCACGATGCGCGCATCCTCCGGCGCGCCCTGACCATAGTTCCACAACCGCACGTACCAGGTGCGGAGGCTGCCCGAGGCGTCCCGACCCTCGATCGTCAGCGTCGGGCCGTTGACGGCGTCGAGTGCGACGACACCGGCCGAGCGCCAGCGGAACGACAGCGTCGCGCCGGCGTAATCGGCCTGCGTCTCATAGGCGAGCAGCGGGTGGTCGCGGGTGTCGGCGCTCTCCCAGATCAGTCCGGCAAGGTCCGCCTTGCGCAGGAACGCCAGGTCCACGCGCAAGGCGTCGGGCGCGGTCGAGACCACGCTGGCCATCATCGGACGCGGGAAGTTGACGGTCCAGAACCGCGGGTCGAAGCGCTGGATCCAGTCGCTCTGCTGCCCCTCACGCTTGTCGGCGAGCCAGAATGCCATGTCGGTTGTCCTTCAGTTGCCGGTGAGTGCGCGCCGCACCGCGCTGGCGACCTGGCGCGACGAGCGTTGCAGCGCGCGCGGGGTTCCGGTCCCGGCGGGCGAACTCAGATTGATCGAGACGCGTACGTCGCGGGCCGCTGCAGCCGAGGTCTCGATCCGCCCCGCGCTGGTCGGCACGAAGACTTCGGGCCCGCGCTCGCCGACGACGTAGCCGCGCCCCGGCGCGACATTGCCGCCGGTCGCGCGCCCCGGCAGGCCGAGCAGCGTTCCGGCAAGGCCCGCCAGGTCGAAGCCGGCCGCGCCGCTTGGGCCCAGCGCGCTCTTGAGGGACTGCGCGGCGATCGCGTCCATCGCGCCGAGCGCCACTCGCTTGAGGTCGTCGAAGCCCAGGCTTCCTTTGCGGATCGCCCCGGTCAGCCCGCGCTCCAGCACGTCGCCGGCGCGCGTGAACCCGGCGACGAGGTTGCCGTCGACGCTGGCGCGCATGCGCTCAATGTCGCGAGCGAAGCCGTCGGTTCCGGCGCGCACTTCGACCAGCAGGCTGTCGATCTCGTCATCCATGGTCTTGCTCCATCATGCGTTGCAGCGTGGCGCGATCGAGCGGGGCCGGCTCGGCTGCGCCCGTATCAAGCGCCGCCAACATTTCGGCCGGTGTCGCGCGCCAGAACTCGTCGGGCCGCCAGCCAAGCTGCCGGGCCGCAAGGCCGCTCAAGGCGAGCGCCAAGGCCCCGAAGCTTTCGCTCATCGAGATCCGCCCAGGATCTGGCGCAGCAGCACCCGCAACGGCGCGGCGCAGGCGGCGAGACCCATCGCGAGCACGGCTTCGCCAAGCTCTTCGCGCGTCAGGCTCTCGCGCTCGGCCAGGCAGTGCCAGAACAGCGCCGCCATCTCCGTCAGGCGCAGTTCGCCACGACTGGCCCGCTCGACCAGCGCGAGCAGGGGGCCAAGCTCTTCCTCGACGGCCACAAGCGCACCGAAGCTGGGGCGCAGGAGCGCCGGCCGCCCGGCTACGAGCAGCCCGGCCTCGCCGCGATGGGGATTGGGAACGGCGCTCATGCCGGCAAGACCTGACCCGAGCTTTCGAGCTGCAGCGTGTAGTTGCGCTCGCCGTTAAAATCGCCGGCGTAGTCCAGCCGCTGGACAAGGAACTTGCCGCGCAGCTTCTCGCCATCTTCGAACGACAGCTCGTAATCGTCGAGCGTGCCGGCCAGGACGTTGGCGCGCACTTTGGCCTCGGCGGCGCTACCCAGGAAAATACCCGCAGCGCTGACCGACACGGCGCGTACCCCTGCGCCCGACAGCAGCTCACGCCACCCACCGCTCGCCTTGTGGGTGACGACCACGGTCTCGCCGGTCACGCTCATCTGCGTGGTGCGCAGGCCGGCGACGGTCTGGTAGGCGGGCAATGCCGCGCCGTCGCTGATCTTGAGGAGGAAGGCGCTGCCTTTCTGGGCGGTCATACAGGGTCTCCGGTAAGGGCGAGGACGCGAAAGGCGTACTCGATGAGGATGGCGCGGCGGCTCTCGGTCCGCTGCTCGGCGCGAGCGCGCAGGAACCGGGTGGAGGCGACGGTGAAAACCGCCTGATCGCGCGGCAGGGAGGCGATCCGCGCCTCGATGGCGGCGACGAGATCGGCGGCGGCATCGGGCGCATCGCCGCGGCAATGCAGTTCCAAGGCGATGCGGATCTCGCGGCCGGCGTGGCTCTTGGTGCTCCAGTCGGTGCTGGCGCTGGCGGCGACTGCAAGCCACGGCAGGCTGGTGCGGGCCGGGGCTTCCTCGACCACGGCGTTAAGGTTGGCGGCAAGCTTTGGATCGGCGGCCAGCCAGGCGAGCAGCGCGGCGCGAAGGGGGACTTCCATGGTCATCCTTTCGGAAACAGCGGCCACAGCAGCGCAGGCGTGCGCCAGCGCCGGGCCAGATCGGTGCGCCGCGCCGCGAGCCGCGCCTGCGCGAGTGTGGCGGCGCGTGCCCGCAAGCGCTGTGCCAGCGCGGCGAAGTTCGTGGTGGTCATGCCAGGCGCAGACGGCGCCACGGTCGCCACAGCGCTGCGACCGATGCGGGTGGCAGCGGCGCCGCGCCCGATCCCTCGCGCTCGCGATGCTGGTGGGCGGCGAGGCGAACGATGCCGTGGCGCAAGGCTTCGGGCAGCGTCTGCCACTCGCTTGCGAGGCCGGCGGTGAAGCGGACCGCCACGCGGCCCACCGCCGGGGCAAGCAGTCGCACGTGCCCGCTGCCGTCCGCACCCAGGTCCAAGGCGTAGGCCTCGGCTGGCAGGAGTTCGCGCGCGCCGGCGCCGTCGATGTGCTCGGCTCGCAGGATCGCCTGCACCGGCCGCGTCGTGAGCGCCTGCCAGCAGCCGAGCGCGGGGAGCACCTCCTCGCACGTCTGCTCCAAAGGCATCAGGCCGGTGAAGCTCTCGCAAGCCTCCAGCGCGGTGGCGAACACGCGGGAGAGCGGCGCATCGTCAGCGGGGATCGTGATGCCGAGCCATTGCTTGAGTTCGGCGAGCGCGGCCGGGGGCAGCGGGGCGGGGGTGATGATCGTGCGCATATCTTGTCTCCAGGTTCCTTCCCGGCACGGGGAGGGGGACCGCCGCCGCGGAGGCGGTGGTGGAGGAGGCCCAGCTCTTACGCTGCGCCAGGTTGAAAGGCGGGCCCCCTTCCGTCACGCACTGCGTGCGCGCCACCTCCCCGTTTCAGGGAGGGACTTAGGCGGTGATTTTCAGCAGCTTGATCGCGTCGCTATCGAGCACCTGGCCGCCGATCCGCTTCGTCGCGTAGAAGTGGACGAACGGCTTGTTGGTGAACGGATCGCGCAGGATCGAGGTCGCGGTGCGTTCCGCGATTAGGTAGCCAGCCCGGAAGTTGCCGAACGCGATCGGGAAGGTGCCCGCCGCGATGTCGGGCATGTCCTCGGCCTCCACCACCGGATAGCCGAGCAGGCGATCCGGCTGGCCCATCGCGAGGCCTGCTTGCCACACGAACGCTCCGTCCGAGGTCTTGAGCTTGCGCACTTGCGCCAGCGTGGCCGAGTTCATCACCCAGCTCGCGCCCTGGCGATGCCCGGACTTGAGCGCGTGGACGAGGTCGATCAGCTTGGCCTCGGGCTCCGCGCCAAGCCCCGCAGCCGCCCCGCTGCCGAGGAACTGCAGCGTGCCGAACGCGCGCGTCGCGTCGTCGGTCGCGGCGGTCGGCGCGGCGAGGAAGCCCTTGGGCCGGTTCACGCCGTTGCCGCTGACGAAGGCGGCGCCTTCCGCGCGGGCGAACTCGCTCGCGATCTCGTCCGCCAGCCAGCTTTCCAGGTCAAACCCGGCATCGTCGAGCATCGCCTGGCTCGCCGCCGGGTTGGCGTAGAGCTCGCCCGAGGGCGGCGCGATCTCGGCGAACGAGGGCGCGGCAGTTTCGGGCCGTGCGGCGGTTTCGCTCACCCAGCCCGAGGCGGTGCCGCCGGTGGTGACGAGCTTGCGGTATCCTGCGCTGCCGGTCTGCACCACTTGGGCCATGGCCCGGATCGGGCTGATGTCCTTGAGGCGCGATGCGATCAGGGCATCGATTTCGCGCGGCACCGCATAGCCGCCGTCGCTGGCGACCGCACCGGAGAGCGACTTCACCTCGGTCTCGCGGCCCTGGCGCAAGTAGCCGTCGACGAAGCTCTTCACTTCGACGCTCTGCGTGGCGCCGCCGATCATCGGGCGCACCGCGGCGCGGCCGACCCGGTCAAGGCGGGTCTTCACGTCGTCGACATCGGTGCGCAAGGCCTCTACCGCCGCATCGGTGGCGTCCTGGCGCGCGACGATGTCGAACGAGGCGTCGAGCACCTGGGTCTGGGTGGTATCATCCATCGGGTATTTCCTTCTTGGTTGAAGCATTGCGAGAGGGTGAGATCAGGTCACCAGGTGGACTCGCGCACCGTGCTGCAGCGGGTGCGAGACGAGGCTGACTTCGAACAGGTCGACCGCCAGCAGGTCGCGGCCCTGGGACGTGTATTGCGATTGGCGCGCCTGGAAGCCGAAGCTCAGGCCAGTGACCGCGCCGCGCCGGAGCGCCCGGCCGGCGCCGCCTTCGGGATTGTCGATCCCGGCGACGACGCGCAGGCCGCGTTCGTCCTCGGCGATGCGCTCGACCCAGCCGATCCGCTGGTCGGGGCGGTGCTGCCAAAACAGCGGCAGCGGATCGCGTCGGCTCGCCAGCGTGCGGGCGAAGGCACCGGGGCGGATCGCGTCACGATGGCCGTCGCGCCGTCCGAACAGCGCGGCGTAGCCGGCAAGGCGCATCACTTGAGCAGCTCCGTCGCGCCCAGCCGCACCGCGATGCCGAGCAGCAGCAGCGCGCACAGGCCCCGCACGATCCAGCCGATGGCGGCGGTGCGCGCGCTCGCCTTGGCATCGCGCCAGGCGCGCAGCAGTTCGCGCAGCTCGGACATGTCCTGAGAGGCGCGCGCATCATCGAGGCCGATGCTCGACAGCATGCGCTGCGCGCCCAGCTCGCTCGCTTCCTCGACGATGGCGCGCAAGGTGACGAGGTCTGCCCCGGCCATCTTCGCCTGGGCCATCAGCCCGGCGATCATGTCATTCTGGTTCATGATTTGTTCTCCACATCCTTCGCTGGGATCCCGAGCATCGCCCGCTTCTCGTCGGCAGCGAGGAAGTCGGCGGCGCTCACTTGCGCCCACAGCTTCTCGCGATCCTCGGCCAGCGCGGGCACCCGGTCGAAGTCGATCGCGAGCTGTGCATCCGGGAACCACGTCGACAGGCCTTCCACCAGCGCGCCCAGCAGCTTGGCGGCGAGCGGCAGCAGCGTGAGCCGCCACAGCGCGCGATTGGCCTCGCGATAGTTGGCGTAGGTCGCGTCGCCCGGCAGGCCCAGCAGCATCGGCGGCACTCCGAACGCGAGCGCGATGTCGCGCGCGGCGGCGGCTTTCAACGTGGCGAAGTCCATTTCCGCCGGGCTCAGCGCCATCGCCTGCCACTTGAGCCCGCCTTCGAGCAACAGCGGCCGGCCCGCATTGGCGGCGCCGGCGTACGTGCCGGCGAGTTCGTCGCGCAAGCGGTCGAACTGTTCGGTGGTCAGCGTGGCGCCATCGCCGCTGTCGTAGACCAATGCGCCCGATGGCCGCGCCGAGTTCTCCAGGATCTGCCGGTTCCAGTCGGCGGCCGCATTGTGGATCGCAACGGCCTGCTCGGCCGCGACGAGGCACCCGGCACCGACATGGTCGTCGGCCGGATGGAAGTGGCGGATGTGGATCAGGTTGGGCGAGGCGTGCTCGTCCTCCAGCGGGATCGTCAGCGCGCGGCCGGCGACGGTGTAGGTCCAGGCGCTGGGCCAGCCGTCAGGGCCGGCGACCACGCTCATCCGCTCGGGACGCAGCGCGAACAGCTCGACCGGCAGGCCCCGTGCGTCCTTCATCACCTGCACGAAGGCGTTGCCGTGCAGCAACAGGTGCGATGCCAGCGTTTCCAGCAGCGATTGTCCGGCACTGGTGGCCGTGACCAGCGCGGCGAGCTTTGTGTCGGTCGGGAGCAACGGCGCACCGGCGATTCCTTCCGCGACCAGGCGCACGGCGCGTTGCGCCACCGGGTTCTCGAGGTACGCGCGGCGTACGGCGGTGTTGTACTCGAACGGTGCGCGCGAGGGCGTACCACCCGCGAAGTGCCAAGGCGAAGATGGTCCGCGCGCCAGTGGAACGCGCCGCTCGCTGCCTTTGAAGGCGCTCACGAGTGTATCGATGAAAGACATTGTGGCTCCAGTTCTCGGTTCCTCCCCGAAAACGGGGAGGTGGCAGCCCGCAGGGCTGACGGAGGGGGCCCACCTCTCCGCCATCGACTTCGCTTTGGGTTGAGGCGCGGGGCCCCACCACCACACACACCCCCAGCCGGCCCCCACCCCCAACCCCGGA